AACATGAACCCGCGACCCGGCGGGGACACATACGAGAACCCCAACACCAGTTCAACGCAAGGCACGCAAGAGGAATTGCCGCTCGATGAAACAGGAACGCAGAACGCTACAGAGTGAGTTCAGGGTTGAGCGACGGGAGGACGGCAAGAAGCTGATCCGGGGCCATGCCGCCGTGTTCAACGTCGAGACGGACCTCGGCTGGTTCCGAGAAAGGATCGCTCCGGGCGCGTTTCGGGAATCCATCGAAACGGACGATGTCCGCGCCCTGTTCAACCATGACAGCAATTTCGTCCTGGGGCGCAACAAGGCTGGGACGCTTGTCATGCGCGAGGATGAGCGCGGGCTCTACGTCGAGATCGACCCGCCTGACACGCAGGCTGCGCGTGACCTCGTGACCTCGATTGAGCGGGGCGACATCTCACAGATGTCTTTCGGTTTTCAAACCATCAAGGACAGTTGGGAGAGCGACGAGAACGAGAAAAAAGACCTGCGGACACTCGAAAAGGTCAAACTGTGGGACGTGTCCCCGGTGACGTTCCCGGCCTATACGGACACCGACGTTGCGGTTCGGAGCCACGACTGCTGGTCACAGTCACAGGCGAAACCGTTGAAATACAAACCATTCAAGACGGCCTTGCTGAGACGCAAACTGGCCCTAATCGCAGGAGGTTCATCCAGATGAACAGACTTGAGAAACTGAAAGAGAAAAAGGTCCAGGCTATCGAGAGGATGCGGGCGCTCATCGACCTGGCAGAAAACGAAACCCGCGACCTGACGGAGGCCGAGGATACCGAATACAAGTCCCTCGAGGCCTCGATCACGAAACTGGACAAGGACATCGAGCGCGAGGAGCGGCTGATGGCCGAGGAAGCGGCCATGAGCAAGCCTGCCAAGACCGTTCGGCTGTCGTCCAAAGCGCAGAAGACCGACCCGAGGGAGTTCGTTGACCTTCGGGACTTCCTGAGTGCCGTCATTTCCAGGCGTGACGACCCGAGGCTATACGATCTCTGGCACTCTCCCGAGCAGCGCCAGCAGTCGATGGGAGACGGCACGAAGGGCGGGTTCATGGTGCCCGAGCAGTTCAGACCGACGCTCCTCGCGGTGAGCCCCCAGGAAGCCATCTTCCGGCCCCGCTGCACGGTCATCCCGGCGGGCGATCCCCCGGATGCGAAGATCACCATGCCCGCGCTCAACCAGGGCGCTGCGAAGAACATGTACGGCGGCGTCACGGTGCAGTGGATCGCTGAAGGCGGCACCAAGCCGGAAACGGACTTCGACCTGCGCGAGATCACCCTCGAGCCGAAGGAAGTCGCGGCCTATATCGTGCTGACCGACAAGCTGCTCCGCAACTGGGCTGCATCCGCCTCCGTCGCTGAGGCGCAGCTTCGCGGTGCCATCCGGTCGGCTGAGGAACTCGCTTTTTACAGCGGCAACGGAGTGGGGCGTCCCCTCGGCGTGCTCTCCTCGCCGGCGAGGGTCAACTACAACCGCGCCACGGCGAACTCCATCGGCTACGCGGACGTTGTCGGCATGTTTGCCCGGCTGAAAATGGGCGGCAACCCCGTCTGGATTGCTTCGCAGACCACCATCCCGCAGCTGGCGACGATTGCCGACGCATCCAACGCGAATCTCTGGGTACAGTCCGCCGGTCCCGGCCTGCCGCCGACCCTGCTCGGCATCCCCGTCCTGTTCCATGACCGCTCCGTAGCCCTCGGCACGGCTGGCGACCTGATTCTCGCGGACCTGTCCTACTACCTCATCAAGGATGGCAGCGGCCCGTATGTGGCCATGTCCGAGCACGTCTACTTCACGAGCAACCGCTCGGTGCTCAAGGTCTTCTGGAACGTGGACGGTCAGCCCTGGCTGGACGCGCCCATCCCGCTTGAGGGGAGCACGGCCAACACCGTGTCGCCCTTCGTTGTGCTGAACTAGGAGGTGACGAAACAATGAGCAAAATCACTGACAGACTCAAGATTGACGCGGAGATCATTTCCATCACCTCCGCCGCTGGCGCGACGAGCCAGAACTACGACATGCAGAAATACGGGCAGGCCGCCTTTGTCGTGAGCGCCTACGGGGACCTGACGGGCGGCATCACCCTCGACCTGATGGAGTCCTCGGCGGCCACGGCTGCTGGTTCGTCCGCTGCCGGCGGCAAGGCCGGCATCGTCATCGGCGGCACGGCTGCGACGAACATCGCGTCGGGCAGCGGCGTGCGTGAAATCACGCTGACGATGGGCACGGCCAGCACGACGGGCCAGTACTTCACCCTGTCCGCCGGGACCGTGACGAAGAAGTTCACCTACACGACCTCGACGGCGGCGTGGGCTTCTGGCTCCACGCTTCAGTCGGCCACGAACCTGTATTTCGGCTCGACGGTCGGCTCCACGGTGGACACGGGCCTCCAGCTCTCGCTCGACTCGCTCAAGACGCAGATCGAAAGCACGCTCGGTTTCAGCGGTTCTCTGATCTGCTCGACCCTTTCCACCGTGACGTTGCAGGTCCGCTGCGCCGATTCGGCTGCCGGCAGCATCGGCCTGTCCGCATCTGCCGTCATGACGGCGGCTGTCAATCAGGCGGCGGGCGTGTTCAACCTTCAGGCCGACCAGATGACCTCGACGGCATCCAAGCGGTATCTCAGCGTGAAGGTGAGCACGGCCTCGACGACCTGCCGCGTGGCGGTCGATGTCATCCGCGATGGCGGACGGTACATGCCAGCGGATGATTACAAGTACAAACTCTCGAGCTAGGTGTGCATGGAGGGGAGGGCCTGCGGGCTCTCCCCTTCCAATCTTGCGTTTGGAGGGCGCGAATGACGGAGACTCAAGGAGTAAAGAAGAAAGACAAGGTTTGCATTGTAGGCTGCTCGGACAGCAAGTCCGAAACCCCGTTCCACCTCAAGGATGAGTTTGAATTCTGGGGCGTCAACAACCTGTTCCTTTCCATGCCGGGGCCGTGGTCGAGATGGTTCGAGATCCATCAGATCACATGCGAGGGCGGCAAATGGCTCCGCAGGGGGAAAGATGAATTCCGGGGGCAACCCGTAGCCGATTACCTGCAACAGCTCGGCAAGCTCCCGTTCCCCGTCTATTGTCAGCAACCGAATCCCTTCATGCCGAATGCCGTTGCCTTCCCGTTCCAGGCTCTCATCGAACGGTTTGGGACGTACTTCACGAACACCATCTCGTGGGAGATCGCCCTTGCGCTCATGGAGGGCTTCAAGGAAATCCGCATTTACGGCGTGGATATGGCTGTAGACTGTCTCGCCCCTGATGCGAAGGTGCTTACGGCTGATCTGAGATGGGTTCCCTGCGGCGATGTCAAGGTTGGCGACGAACTAATGGGATTCGATGAGTTCCCGTATTTAGGAGACGGCAAGACGCGGCGATGGCGCAAGGCAACGGTTCATAGGGCCGAGGAAGTGGAGAGGGAATGTTATGAGATCGGGCTGGAGGACGGCACCTCATTTATTGCGTCGGAACGTCATGGTTGGCTTACGCACGGGGAAAACGTGAACAGGTGGAAGCTGACGAATCAGCTGTTGACGAAGAAACATCGGGAAGGCAGGCCGACCCGCATCCTGAAAATGGTTGATCCATGGAAGGAGGACCGATCCTGGGAGGCGGGATACCTCGCCGGGGCATTTGACGGGGAAGGCTGCCTGACTCAGGTCCCGCGCAGGAAAATGAAAGGAATTTATACCAATCAGCTCTCCTTCGCGCAACGCCAGAACCAGATGATGGAGACGGTGAGGAAGATACTGGACGCTTACGGGTTCAAGCATACCGTTACCAGCGTAAACAGGAGCGATACGCATCAAATCAACCTTCAGGGTGGCAAGCCTGAGATCATGAGATTCCTCGGCCAGATTCGTCCCCATCGCCTGCTGCCCAAATTCAAGCCGGAAGCAATGGGCGAATTTCAGAGCAGGGAGAATGTGGCCGTCGTCGAAGTCAGGCCCGTAGGAAAGAGAAAAGTTATCGGACTCGGCATTGATACGAAGACATTTATTGCCGACGGTTTTGCAACACACAATACGGAATACTTCTGGCAACGCCCGAGTTGCGAGTATTTCCTCGGTCTGGCCACCGGGATGGGGGTGAAGATCTGGCTGCCGGATTCGTGCGACCTGCTCAAGACCCGGTTCATGTACGGTTATGAGGAGGCCAAGGAACTCCCGTTCCGCGCCAAGATTGAGTCCATGAAGAAGTCGATGACCAAGCGGATGAACCAGGCGCAGGCGCAGAGGGATCACGCGGAAAAGCAGGTGCAGCAATATAT